TTCATGGAGCCGTGCAATTACACAAAGAGAAAAGAAAAAACTAGAAAAGGTTTGGCAGGGAACTGCCTTTGATTTAAGAAAGTAGGGGGCAATGGAAAATTTAGAAAAAAATGAACTACTTCAACTAATAAGATTTTATAAACAAAAACTATCTGACGTAGAACTAGAGTCATTAAAACTACAACTTGAGGTTAATAAACTTAACTCTATGGTTTTAAGTTTAAGCCAAGAACCAGTCAAAAAAACTAAATAGTATGGAATATTTATTAGTTGTAGGCTTGACATTGCTGTCTTATTGGTCTATAATTAAAATATCAAACAAAAGAAGAATGATATTTTTAAACAAGAATAAATATAGACAAAGTTCTATTTTTGAAATGGTTAAAGATGTTGTTCCAAAACAAAGGTTTGATAAGCCTAAAGTTATAACGCAGTCTCAAAGACATATTCAAAAAAATATGTTAAGGGTCGTAATAGCAGACGGAAGTGCATATTGGATATTAAATAATGTTTTTTATACTGCAAATGCCATAAATGGCAGGGTAGATGAAGAAACAATAAAACCATTAGATATTGAAAATATGCCAACAAAAGAATTAGATAAAATGTTATCAATACTTGATGACTTAAAACAAGGGGTAGGACCAAATGATAGTGGCAGTGCAGGGAACAAAAGAGTTTAATCAATATAATATATTTCTACGTGCCATGAGTGTTGCCTTATCAGGAATGAAGGATGAAGATAATGAATTTATTATTTATTCCGCTGGCCCATTAAAAATAAATAATTTTGTTTCAGAGTTCTCTAATTTGTCAGAACGTGGAATGAAAGCAAGAGGCAAAAAAATTAAATTCTATAATGTAGCACCCGCATGGTTAAGTGAACATATAAATCAAATTAATTATTTTGCTTTTTTAAGTAATCCAAAAGAACCAAAATCAAAATTGGCTTTAACTGCAGAAGCAAACAACATTGACGTTGGTCTTTTTAAGTATTAGGAGAAAAAATGATTATTAGAAGTTTAAACACAATGGAAAAAATTGTAAGTAAAAATAAAAACCTTATTTGGCATGCGTGGGATGTAATTGATTTAAAAGAATCTGATACGGCAAAAACATCTCCCATGGGCATTAGAGTAAAAAACAAATGGTATTTACATAGAGTTTATAAACCTGGCCGTAATGGTTGGGATATACCAAATAAGTATAAGGATTAGTCTTGAAACAGCATTTGTGGAAAGATCAGGCTTTATGTTTGGGAACGGACAACAACGCATTTTTTGATAAATACGAAGATCATGAAGGATCTAGAAGAGATGTTGATGCACTTTGTAAACAATGTCCAGTTAGAAAAATATGTTTTGCTAATGGTGTTTCAGGAAAAGAGTGGGGTGTTTGGGGCGGTGTTTATTTAGAAGGCGGAGAAGTTTCAAGAGAGTTTAATAAGCATAAAACCAAACAAGACTGGGCAACTACCTGGCAAGCCTTAACAATAGAGTAACAAATGATTTATTCTAAAGACCATAAATTTTTGTTTTTAAAAAATATAAAAGTTGGTGGAACTTCTGTAGAGGTAGCACTATCACAAGTTCTTCCAGACAATGCAATTGTCACTCCAATTGAACCAAAAAACCCAAATCATAAACCTAGAAATTATCAAGGATTTAAAAGTCACGCTTCATATAAAGAAATATCAAAACTCATAGATCTATCTGATGTTAAAACATATACAATAATTAGAAATCCATACGACGCAGTTCTTTCAAATTTTTTTTGGGCTTTACACCTTATTGAAGTTGATTGGAATAATTTAAACAAAAAAGAAAAACAAAAATATGTAGATAATTATTTTGATTATAAAAATGATCTAAATTTATTTACAACAAGATTTTTACCAAGCAGTAAATTTCTTTATACCTTTAATAAAAAAATTATTATTGATAAGTTTATTAGATATGAAGATGGTCTTGAAGATCAAATTAATCCAATATTAAAATCTCACAATATCCCAGAAATCTGTATAAATGTATTTGAAAAAAAACATGGAATAAAAAATATAGACCCATCAGATATATTTAATAATGATCAAATGAACTTCATCTTTCAGGAGTGGAAATGGGAATTTGATAATTTGGGTTACAATAAATAAAAACATTTATTACTATAGAATAATTAAAATAAAATGAAATGGAGCAACAAATAATGTATACAGACATCATGCGTAGGGCTGTGCATTCAATTACGCCTCCCAAAGGTTTTGGAGTGGAGATTATTGACAATGAACACTTCCTTACTGTAAAATTAGATGAAAGAAAATTTTTGCACATGGTGCATGATGATAAAATATCAGCATTACAGTATGTGGTAAAATTAAAAAAAGCATTAGAGGAGTGTGGGGCCATAGTGTTAATTACTAGAGAGGCAATAAAATGATAAAACAGATTACATTGTTTTTTATTTGTAAGATAAAGTCACACGATCTTGTTGATGCTGGCTCTTGTCCATTTACTGGTAAAAATTATGTAGCATGTCTAAGATGTGGAGCAACCATAACAAAATGAAAAAGAAAACAAAGATAATAATACTAATAGTTTTATCTTTCTTAACTGCCGTATCCCTTTGGACAGCAGCAAATTTTAAAAAAATGTCTGATTTAGATATTTTTGATATAGAAAAAGACTAAAAAAATATACAAAATGGGTGGGTCAAAAGGTATGGGGGCTGCTGTAAAAGTGGCTGTAATGGCTGTTTCTAGGCTAATTTGGCTTACCTATTTAGGCAGTAGCCAAACTGAGAATAGAGTACAATAGATATTATGGAGATGATGTTTCTGATATTTTTTGCTACCCTGTCTTTTTCCTTTGCACTATCTTATTGGGCAACGTTTGATAAACTAAAAAAGTCTAACTTGCTGGTGGCTGAACTTTTTATAAAAAACAGGGCACTTGAAGAAGTAAACTCTCAAGTCAATGACGGCATCAATATGTCTGACGATACAATACATAAAGAAAACTTTATAAAATTCCTATCTGATTCTAGAGACTGGGCATTTGAGTATATTGAAAAGTCACAACAAACCATTAAAGAGGTTTCAGATGAGTTGAAGGTAAAAGGTTTGGATAACTATTCTGACAAACTTTTAGCGCTTTTACCAGAGATGGGTCAAGGAAAAAAATAACATGAGAGATGTTCTGTTATCAATTATCACAGGTTTTGGATGCGGTGTTGTGTTCGCAGCATTCAAATTGCCAGTACCAGCACCACCAGTTTTTGCGGGAGTCGCAGGAATTATTGGTTTATGGATTGGCTATAAAACACTAACACAAATTATATCCTAGGAGGAATAATGAATAACTTATTAAACGATAAGTCAAAGGCAATGCTAGCATCATACGGACGATCCGTTCTTGGCGCAGTAATTGCACTTTACATGGCTGGCGTAACAGATCCAAAAGATCTATGGGCTGCACTAGTTGCTGCTTTAGCGCCCGTCGCATTGAGAGCGTTAAATCCAAATGATAAATCGTTTGGCGTACTACCAGATACTGGTATTATTTCAGATGCTCTTGGCAAGATTGTGCCTGTTAAAAGTGCACCAAAAAAGAAAACTGCTAAGAAAAAGTAGTTTATTCTATAAAGGGGGCAAACTTAAACCTTGCCCTCTTTATTTTTTTATAATGGGGACTAATGGACTTTGTATATATATGTAAAGACGGAATAAACGAAGAACTAAAGTATTCAATTAGATCTGTTGTTGAAAGTTTTCCAGAAGCAAATATATGGCTTGTCGGTGGTAAGCCTGACTGGTATACAGGAAACTATATAAAAGTAGAACAAAAAGAATCAAAGTATAAAAATGCTGTAAAAAATTTAGAAGCAATTTCTTTTTCACAAGAAATATCACAATCGTTTATTTTAATGAATGATGACTTTTATATTATTAAAAAAATAAATAAGATAGAAAATTTTCATAGTGGATACCTATTAGATAAAATAAACTTATATCAAAAATTAAATGGTAACTCTCAATACACAAGAAAACTTTCAGGAACATATAAAAAACTTAAAGCATTAGGATTTGAAAACCCTTTAGACTATGAACTCCACGTTCCTATGATTATGGAAAAAGAAAAATTAAAGGTAGTGCTAGAACTTTTAGATCAATTCTTATGGAGATCAATATACGGAAATAAATTTGATGTGGGTGGCACACAAATGGAAGATGTTAAGGTTTACAACTCTGGACCACTAGTTCTTAAGTCTTATAATTTAAACATAAATGATCATACTTATTTATCTAGTTCAGATAGTTCATTTAATAATATATTTAATAAAATACTTAAAGATAAATTTGGTAAAAAAACTAGATTTGAAAAATAAGTTCTAAGTATTTTTCTTTTAATATTGCTGGTGCAAAATTGTTAAACCCTAACTCATAAGCCTGTTGTTTATAATTAGTTTTATCATTGATAGACATATACTTATCAATTGTTTGTGCTAACAAAACATTATTTGCTTCAACCAAATCAATTCTAACCTTTGTTCTAATGGTTCCAATGGAATCTGAGTCAACTAACCAATCCTGTGGCAAGATCTGATTATTGGGTGAAACATTTGTCATAAAAACGGGAAGACCAGAAAGCAAGGCCTCATTCATCGGTAAACAAAGACCAGCATATCGTCTAGGTAAAACCATAGCATCAAAGCCATTGTATAGGTCTTCCCTGTTTTCTGGATTGCCAATTTCAATCTTTAGCCTTGAGTCTGTTACATTAGTTACTACTTCACTTTGACTTCTAATAACTAACTCATAATCGGCTTTAGAGTGTTTTAACATATTTATTACAGTTTCAGTACCGTTTCTATCTTTGGCTGCCTTCTTACCAGCAATGTGTAATAGTCTATTATGTGATTTAGAAATGTTATTATTTTTTACAGTTGTAAATAACTCAGGATTGGTTGGTGGCGGAAGGTGAATTATTTTTGTTCTATCTCCAAACATGCTTTGAATTGTTTCAATTTGCCATAAACTAGGCGATAACAATACAGTTGGCAGTGGAAGTTCTGGGTTTGACAAGTGACCAAACAACTCATAGTTATATTGAAGAATGGTCTTTACACCACGTCTATTTGCAAACCTTACAAAATTTTGATCATAAAATGTTTCACAACTTAATACAACATCTACATCTCCTAAAAACATTTTTATCTGTTGAACAGATGGAAAACCTTGTGTCTTGATACAACTGTATTGGTCATACCAGTGTGGATGTTGCTTGTTGTTATTAAACGGGGTAGAGTCAATCAAAAGAACTTTATCAGGGTTAAGCATATTAACTAACTCTTTAGTCTGATTACCAAGGCCAGTGTTGTCTGATCTTGCTATGATCCCCAGTCTCATTCTTTATACCCCCAAGTTACATCATCAGAAGTATACTTTCTTCCGCCTTGACGACCATCTAAATGATAAGAGCGTTTAATATTACCTTCAGGGTGATAAATCCAAAGTTTATGCATCTCCCAACCCTCTTGATTAAACTGCCCATATGGAGATATATCATCTTGAATTGCTCCATGAAATGTATCTTCTATAAAAAATTTATCTTTACATCTTGGAAGCACAATATCTTTATAATATTTTTTTCTACTTAAATGTGGTCGCTGACTCCATTGTGTAGTTTTCATAAAGCCATCTTCTAATCCAAACATAAGATGTTCGTGATCTTTTGGTATAAATGCTTCAAAATGAAAACGAATAGTATTTGCTTTATTGTATTCAAACATATCTAAACACTTGTCCCAATCTATTGGTGTGTCTGGAGTTAAAGGAGCATCGCCTTCAACATAAAGTAATAGCGGTGTTTTAACTTCAGTAATTGTTTGACGCATCATGTTGGTTTGATGACTATGCTCTTTAAATATAAATGGTAATATGTTTTTATCTTCATGTAAACATTTCCACAAAATGCGATTTTTATATTTATCATAATCTTTTTTACGATTTTGTTGTTCTTCCCTAAGACCATCTATCTGCATAATAATTTCGTTGTCTGGAAAATGAACACGAATATCACTAATAGTTTGATCTATCATTTTTGTGCTTGGGTGATTTGTAATTACAGAAGTAGCCATGACAATTGTTATATCTCTTTTATGCATTTATTTGCCTCATTAACTCAATAAAAAGATCTCTTTTATATTTAATCCACCAACAAACAATTTGATGCATTTCAAATGTGTAGTTATTTAATAAGTCAGGTAATAAATTAGATAAGGTTTGCCAATTTTCAACAGTTTTTATTGAGTGCTCACCTTGAAATAAAAAATTAAAAAAATCTGTATTTTGCATTTTTGAATCTAACTTATCTCCTATGGGAAAACAAAGCATTTCAATTGCTTCATAGAATCTAAATGAATCAATAACCATTGCTCCACTAGGGCAAGGAACAATCTTTGATAAAAACATTTTATCGTAATATGATTTTGGACTTAAGCCTTCCGCAAATCCATTAGTCGGATTATAAAAAGAGTTTGGTATGTCAGGCATAACAGTTGCGAGTTCTTGTCTTCTTTGATGAGTTATTTGTCCTGAAAAAAATACATCGTAAGATTTATCTTGATACTCTGGTAAATTATTTGATAGATGTTGTGGAACA